CGAAAACAAAAATATTCCAACAAGAATAGGTGATATATTTACTGGGGATTTTACAAATGTTACTACAAATCCTGACGATATTTCTTCTGGTATTACTAAAACAAAATTAAATAAAATAGGTAATGGAACTAAAAGTTATTATAATATAGGTTCTCAAAACATAAGCACAGATCATAATAAAACATTAGCTGTTACAATAGATAATTTTGCTAGAAACTATCAAATGCTTACAGACTATGCTTCTCAAAATCCTCAATTAGAATTAAGTGAGCAAGATATTAGAAATATGACTATTTTATCTCATAATAGAGGACTGCTAAGTAAAAATAATGCAGGAGGTGGAACAGGTACAAATTTTGGACAAAGAGATGACATGACTGTTTCTGAGCAAATAGAAAGTCTTAGAACTTTGTATGAAGGAAGTATGAGTGATATAAGTTCTACTAATTATAGATTTTTACCTGAGTTTATAGGACAACCTTTATATGAAAACGAATTTGGAGAAGACGGATCTGAAACATATATTAGTAAGGTAAATAGATTTGTAAATAGACAAGTAGAAACGCATGAAACAGTAGAAGCTAAAGAAAAAGAAGCACAAAAACAGCAAGCTTTACTAATAACTGATAATGAGCCAGCTCCAAATACAGCTAAAATGGGAGGGTATCGCTCTAAGTATGGCTACTAAAATGTTATATAATAATGTAAAATTAAAAAAATCAAAGAGTATAAAAAATATCGATATAATTCGTAGATTTGTAACCTAAAACCAACAATATATATATGAACACAAATGAAAAAATACAGCTTGATGACATTACGTTTGATGATGTTATTAGCGGCGAAGGGGTAGAAACCACCTCTACAGCACCAGAACAAGATCCGGCAGTAGCCGAGAAGAAGGAAGAAAAACCTGAAGAGGAAATAGAAACTTCCGATCCTGTCTTAGATGGAGATGAAGACCAGGAAGATAATGAGATTGATGAAAATTATCTAAAAGAACAAAAGTCTGATGATAAAGATGAAGACGAAGAAGATGATGCTGATGAAGATGACTCAGAAGATGATTCAATTGTAGGATCAGTATTAGATAAATTAGGATATGAAGTAGATGATACGTACGACGACACAACTGAAGGGTTGGTTCAGATGACAAAAGACATTGCTTCTACTATGGCAGATGAAAGAATTGAAGAAGTGATGGAAAAATTTCCACTAGTAAAACAACATTTACAATATGTATTACAAGGAGGAGAATCACAAAACTTTATGAATGCCTATGATCCTAACGCAGATTATAATAAATTAACAATTGACAAAGAAGATACTCGTAGTCAAAAAGCTATTTTAGGAGACTACTTAACAACTAAAGGTCATGAGAAAGAATTTATTAATGAAATGCTAGAAGACTTTGAAGATACAGGTAAACTGTATTCAAAAGCAGAAGCAGCTAGAAAAGCTTTAGGTAAACACCAAGAAGCAACAAGAGGCCAAATGTTAGAAAAACAACAGGAGGAGCAAGCAGCTAAGGCTGAAGAATTGCAAGAATTTTGGGACGAGGTAGCAGATACTATCGAAGAGTCTAGAGAATTTGCAGGACTTCAAGTAACAGAGAAAGATAAGAGTAAATTTTACAACTACCTTTCTCGCCCTGTAACCGAAGAAGGTTACACACAACGAGATGTAGATCATCAAGAAGCAGAAATGGAAAAGAAGTTAGCAATAGATTACTTAATGTTTAAAGGTTTTGACCTTAACTCAATAATTAATACAAAAGCAAGAACTAAAAGCGTACAGTCTTTAAAAGAAAGAATTTCTAGAGGAGAAGAAACTGTTAAAAGTGCTAGACGTTCTAAACGAAAAAATTCCAAATTTGATATTGACGATTTAGATCTTAACATTTAACCAGACAATATTTCAAGTAAAATTGAATTTTGTATATAACTTTAAAATAATTAAATAAAATGGCAGTAAACGGAACAAACGGAACAAACATAAGCGTCCAAAAGGCGTTTTACAATGATTCACAAATGACAGACATGAACAGTCTATCAAATGCTTTGTTAGCAAAACCTACTGAGCTGTCTCCTATTATTACTCATTTAGCAGGTAAAGATGATAAAAGGTTTCCACTATCTTTCTTAACAGAAGGTGTTGGTAACGTAAAATCTATTGACCGATTAGAATATGAGTACCGTGTGGCAACACATAGATTAAGAACGAGACCAGTAGCAACTACACTAGCAGGAGCAGCAGTTGGACAAGGAGGAGGAAGCTTCGAGCTTGAATTTCCTGACAAACACTTTGTATTTCCATATGTAATTGTATCTCAAGATGGGACACAAGCACGTATCATGAAAGAACCAGAAATGGTTGCAGGTGGTACTAATTGGAAATATACACTACAACTTGTAAACCCAGATGCAGCAGCAATTTGTGCAGCAGCAAATAATTTACAAGGAAGCCTTTGGGCTCAGATGTATGCACCAGTAGGAGTTGATTTCTCTAGAGGAAACGCTTCAAATTGGGAAACTCCAGGCAAAGTAAGAAACAAACTAACTACAGTTAGAAAATCTTACCACATGTCTGGAAATGCTAAAGATTTTGTAGCAGAATTTTCTCTACCTAAAAAAGGTGGATCTACTACTAAACTTTGGATGGACTATGAAGAGTACTTACACATGCTTGACTTTAAAGAAGAGTGTGAAATGTACTACTGGTATGGTCAAAAAACTTACGATTCAAACGGTCAGACTTACATGAAAGATGAAAATGGTCAGCCAGTAATCGTTGGTCCAGGACTATTAGAGCAAATTATCAACAAGGATAGTTACTCTACTATGACTGAATCAAAATTAAAAAACATCATCGGTGATTTATTTTATCAAATGACTGATGCTGCTACAAAACAAGTAACTCTTTATACTGGTACTGGTGGTGCTAGAGAATTTGATGAGGCACTTAAAGCACACTTCTCAAGTAACACTTGGAAAGTAGGTGGAGAGAATCGTTTCATTACTGGATCTGGAAGATCATTAGGTATGAGTGGTTACTTTACTTCGTACGAGCATATTGATGGACACTCTGTAAATGTGGTAAAATTACCATTATTTGATCACGGAGCTGTTGCTCAAGCACGCGCGAAGCACCCTGTTACAGGTTATTCACTAGAGTCTTATAGAATGGTCTTTGTTGATCAGTCTAATTACGATGGACAAAACAATTTACAAATGATCAACAAAAAAGGTCGTGAGTCAATGAGATGGTGTGTAGCTGGTTCAGTTATTCCAAGAGGATTTGATGGTAACTCTTCTAGAGCATCTGATGTAGACGGGGCGTCTGTACATATGTTGAAAACTGCAGGTATCGCGTTAAGACGTTTTGATACTTCTTTAGACATCACTTGTACGGCATCTTAATTTGGCATTAACGTGCGTCTATATATTGGTTTTTGATTAGAGTTGTGGGGGAGCAATCCCCCACCTCTTTAATTATTAATCTTTAAATTAATAGGAGAGTTATTCTTTACATCCGCTTAATTAAAACTTTAAAAGAACAACAATATGAAAAGAGAAATTTTTTTAAGAAGAAAGGAGATTATGAATCATCTCCCAAAAGCAGTAAGAGCTGAAGCAGTAAGTAAGCTTAGTAGTGTATATGTAAACAGACAACCTTTAAAAGGGTTTTCTATAGAAGAGGAAAAAAAGTTTATGAACGGAATTTTGGATGTAAATCCAGACCACGTTGAATGGCCAAAGCACTCAAAAATGTTTTGGGCAGAACTTAGTATTCCTGTAGGATTTACAGGAGTTAAATTAGATATTGGTACGGAAGAAGATGGGACACCTCATAATATAATGGATTATATTAAATACAGGTTTGCTTTATCTCACCCTCACGTAGCTTTAACTAAAGACGAAATGGTTGGAAATACAACTAAAAGGTTTTATATCCAAGATATGGCTAGAGAAGATAATTTAAAAAATGCTAGTATTCAATTAAGAAAAGATGCAGATAAAGAGTTTATTAAACTTTCATCTCGTCCAGACGCAATGAAACGAGTATTAAGATTATTATCAAATGCTAATCCTGATAGATTAACAGCAGAGCAAGTAGAGAATTCATTGTATGAGATTAAAAATTCTGATCCATCAAAGTTTACAAAAGTTGCTACTGATAAACACTTAGAAATGAAAGCAGAAATAGATCAAATGATTTCTTCTAGCGTACTAAGAAAGATCGGCAATCAAATTATCTTTATAGATGAGATACTTGGCGATACTATGGAAGATACTGTAATTCATTTAAATGATAAAAAGAATTCTGGTAAATTAACAATTTTAAGAGCTAAACTTAAAGAATTAGCATTAATATAATATGAATGTAGGATTTATGCATACAGCAATTCAGCAAGGAGTGGATAAGATTAATTCACTCCAAGCTGATATGCTTTTACCTCAAGAAATAGACATTGAACTTAACAAAGCTCAGTCTAGATTTATTAATACAAAATATGGGGGTAACAACACATATAGATCTGGCTTTGAAGAAAGTCAAAAAAGAATTGATGATTTAAGAACTTTAGTAAGAGAATATACAGGTCCTACTACTTACAAAGGAAAATTTGATAATAATATTGATGTAGATAAATTTCAACTGCCTCTTGATTATATGTACTTAGTTAATCAAAGATCAGAATTATTTATAGACAATTGTAATCGTATATCTTATACATTTTCAAATATAGATCCAGTTTCTTACATGATTATACCTATGGCTAATCTTCATAACGGTACTTCGTTTGTATCAAATTTAGAATTAGTAGCAGATCCTTTAAATGGACCATTAGGACAAATTACTATGTTATCAGGTATTACTTGGGGAGGATATACTTATCCAGCAGATGTAGTAAATTTACAAACTGACATTGCAACACCAGGAAACTGGGGAGCAGGATTTGAATTTTATTGGGAAGAATATGGAAATCTAAATGCTCCAAATTCTTTTATAGTAATTGTAGATGCGTCAATACACACATTTTATAATTGGGATTCTTCAATTACAAACGCATCTTCAGGAAGTAATTTAATAACTACAGCTGTAGGAAGTTTTACGGGTAGCTTAGGATTAAATGACTCTCAAAATACTTTAGCATATGGACAATTTACAGGAGATGCTTTAGGAACTAAAAGGATTCCTACAAGTAGTACAGCTTCAAGAGAATATGCTTTAAATAAATTTGTACAACAAGATGATATATCAAAATTAATACAAGATCCTTTTAATACAACAAAATACACTTCTCCTATAACAACTATAAGAGGAAGACATATAGATATATACACAAGTGATATATTTATAATAGACAAGCTAAAAATCACATATATAAGAAAGCCTCAAGAAATTTCACTACTTTTGGGGATTAGTTGCGAACTTCCAGAACATTGTCATCAAGAAATTGTAGACATGGCGGTAAGCAGCATTTTAGAGGGAATTAGTGATCCTCGATATAAAACTCACCAAATAGAAGTGAGTAAAAATGAATAAATATTATTAATTAACAAAAAACAAAAAAATGGCAAGACATATTTATGTGGGTGCAGAATCAGGATCAGTAGCTAATTACATTAACGGTGTATTAACTAGTGGCGAAATTGACATCCAAAAAATGACACCTTCCGGACCAGCAAGTTTAGTATTAGGAGACACAGTAGCAACTGCTCCTCAAATTAGAGTAGTACAAGGTAACGGAACAACAAACATAGTATCTCCGTGGGTTTACGGAAGAGACTTAATAGACTGGAGTGGTAGAAGTTATACTGCAGCAGTAATCGACGATATTACTTACACTGTATCTGCTTTAACAGCTACGGCTGCAGGTGAAGCTACAATTAAGTTTATCGACAAAACAAATGGTTTAGAGCCTTTTCAAATGAAATCATGGACAGTATCATATGCTGTTGGAGCAACTGCAACTAATATTGCTGATGCTTTAAAAGCAGAGATTATTGCTGATCCAGCAAAATTTGCAATTGAGTTACAAGCAGCAACTTCAAACGCAACTATTCAACCTACTGGTTATGCAATTGGTGCGGTTAACGGTTACGGAAATGAAACTGTAAAATCTGTAATTTTAGATGTAGCATTTGAAGATGTAAACGCTGTTGACGCTCCAAGAACACTTTCAGCAGCAATAGCAACTTCTCCAACTGATGGTGCTGGAGATGGTATATTTGTAAAACTAATGGAAGAAAGAAATCACGGTACTCAATTTGGATACTACTTAAGAGGACACCTTCCTAATACTCCTGTTTCATACGCAGTTAAAACAACTAACTATGACATGTGGCACTTAGCTGCAACAAAAGACGGAAGTTCTAGTTCTCAAATTCACGGTGTAGACAATGTAATTGATATTACTATTGCAAATACTGTTGGATCTGGAGTTAACGCTTTACAAGTAGAAAATCTATTAAATGCTTATTGTGCGTCTGTAGGATTTGGACCAGTAACATTATAACATTAACTTTAAAAATATAAAACAAAATGGCAAGAGAATTAAAATACGGATACGCATACGCAAGATACTTAGCGTCTGACGGAGTTACTGTAGCTACACAAACATGTGCAACTACATCAGCTATTCCTAAAAATGCAATCATGACTTCAACAACTGTAATCGCAAGAGGAGCAATAGCTTCAGCTGGTGGTGCAACAATTTCAATTATTGCAGGTGGTTTAACAATCACATCTGCAATTGCAAAAGCAAAACTTGATACTGCAGGATGGGTAGTTAGAGAAGTAGTTCCTCAAGATGCAACAGCAATTTCAACTGGTGGTGATATTACAGTAGCAGTAGGTACTGCAGTTTTAACTGGAGGTACAGCAGATCTAGATATTATAGTAGAATACGTACTAGTAGCTTAGTACAATCAATTTAATTAGACTTATAGGGGGCATTGTCCCCCTATTGGTCTTTTTTTTAACATAAACATAAAATAAATGGCATTTCAAGTAGTAGGAATGAATGCATGTACATTTGTAAATGTATCTGCAAATTCATATACCGGAGCAGCATCAGCAACTGTAAATTTTCAAGACCTGAACACAGGAAGTCTATTCTCTACTATCTTAAATTATAGTGGTGGAAGTGGTCAAATAAACGTATTAGTAAGTAACTTACCTGCTCCTAATGGAGTTTTTGAGGTAACGTTAATGGAAAGTGGATTAGAGGTTGCAAGACAACCTTTAATATTACACTGTGATATAGACTGTTGTCTATCAAAATTAACTAACGAATTAATTGACTGTGCTTGTGATTGCCCAAAATGCTCTAGCGCATTAGCTAAAGCTCAAAAAGTATATTTGTTGTTAGTATCTGCGCAAAGTACTGTACAACTAACTTCAACTCCTGTTGGTTCTACTAATAGTGGTTACTATAAAGACATTCTAGATAAATATAATAAAGCAAAATCAATTTGTGATAATAGCTGCGGCTGTAACTGTTAATATATGGCTTACGAAGACGATAGAGATAGAGAAAATGCATTAGATAGAAGTCTTAGAGGTGTCTCAGACGAAGATACTTCTAAAGCAATAAAACAATACGCTCAACAACAACAAAATTTACTTATTTCAGGTATTGAAGAAGGTAATACATCTTTAGATTCAAATCCTTTATCAAGTACTAGACCTCTTAGTAAAGCATTAAGTAGACCTTTACCTGGGAGTCCAACTACTGCAAAAAGATACCACACATTATATTTTGGACCTTCCCAAGAAACTGTAATTAATAATACTGATTCTTTTGGAAGTTCCTCTACAAATCATAATTACCAGACTTTTGGTTACATGTTTAAGATCAACAAGAAGAATGCTTTTGATCCTAGCGGGCATGATGAAGTACTAAACATAGAAGATGTAAGTGCGGGAGCTCCTTATCCTGGAACAATTCTTAATAGTGGAGGAAATAATGATATGCATTTAATTTTTCCAGCAGTTGATTATATCAATGCTAGAAAAGTTTGTAAATCAATATTAGTAACATGGCTTTCTGGATATACAAAAACATTTAATTTTTGTTCAGTAAACAATAATATATCTGCGGGTCCAATTACTTATGGAACTCAAGGAGCAGGAATTCCTGAATGTAGTGGATGTATGAATGGATTTACTGACAAAGATCAGTATGAAGTTTTACATCAATCAACTGCAGCAACTAGAGCTACACTAGCATTACCAGTATCTACATATACTATAAGTAATCCTATGCAAAATCCTTTTGGACATTTGCAACTAAGAGAATATTGGGCTGAACAAGCTCCAACAGGTGCAGGATATAATGGTGGAGGTTCTCATGGTTCTAATCAATATTTATCTTTTCAAAATAAAAGTCATCATACAGGTAATCCAAATACAGCTGTACAACACATGATTCCACATGTACAGTCTAGTGATGAACAGTATATAGAATTTACACATAAAGTTGTATGGGATAAAGCAACTGCCATTTTTAAGGGTTATGATGAAATAAAAAATAAAACAGACTTAGTTGCTCATACTAACAGTTTTAGTCCAAGTCAAAAAAAATGGTCAACTCAAGGAATGGGAGATCCTAATTATTATCAAACACCTGCTAATAGTCCAGAATTATTTGTAGATGGAGCTTCTTTTAGAGTTGCAGAAGATACTAGAGGAGACTTTGGAGGCTATTATATGACTGGAACATATGCTGATAATTTAGCTCCATGTCCAACTATTGCAGCTCCAACGTACACTGTTTGTATTGATCCTAGTGCACCAGATTTTTATCAAACTACATGTTTAGATTGCGCAGGCGTACCTATTCCACTAGGTGATTGTAATGGAAGTAATGGAGCTACATTTATTGATGGGCAGTGTTGTACACCTTGTAATTTAGATGTAATTTATCAAATAGGTCTAAGTGGGTGGCAAATACAAAATGGATATATACTTTGGGATACTAATCCTCTTTCTGGAGCTAGCCCTGGAGTACCGTTTAGTTCAGGTAGCCAATACACAGCTGTTGTTACAGCTAGTAATGGAGCTTCATTACCACCACAACCTCCAGCAGGAGGTACTAGTTTTACTGTTAACGTAACTACTGTAAGCGGTAGTAATATTGTAACTGTACCTAGTAATGCTCAAATTTCTCCTGGTATGTCAATTACTGTACCTGGAAATACTCAAATACCAGCAGGATGTATTGTTTCAAATGCTTCTACTGGTAATATAAACCAAAATCTAACTGCTTTTACTATATCAGATGCTGCTGGGAATCCAGTTCCTGCGACAGCAGGTGCAACAGTTGTAGGTACTTTTGCTGTTGGATCTTGGAATAAATTTGGAAACTTACTCCCTAACAATGCTTGGGGATTAGGAGCGGGTACGTTTTACACATTAACTGTAACAGATTCTGAGGGATGTGTAGATTCCCATGTTTTTAATATAGGTATGACTCCTCCCTCTACTGGATGTACAGATTCAACAGCGTTAAATTATAATGCTGCTTATAATCAAATGTGTACTCCACCTTGTTGTATAACATGTAATGCTACAACAGGACAATTAGAAGATCCATTAGGTACAGTACAAGGTAATTTATTTACAGCTAATACAACAGGAATTGTAGACGCTACTGTAAATGGTAGTAATGTTCCACAATCTGATGGTCAAATTAGTTTAACTGCTAATATGATGAACGCAGCAGCGTTTTATTTAGAAACTGATGGAACTCAATCTTATACTTTTACAATATATGATCTTGCTACACAAGGAGATCCAACTAGTATTATATCTACAATAGCAACTCAAGCAGGTTTAGCTGTTAACACATTTGGGGGTGCACCTAGTCACAGTTTTAGTAATTTAGCGTACGGACATTATGCAATTAAAGTTGAATTAATAGATAATGATGAAGCACATGGACTAGAGCCATGTTTTCAATATTTCTTTGCAACTGTTAAAGTTCCTATATGTGATGACGTTACCGCTACTAATTATAACAGTTCTAATGTACCAACTGCATTTGCTATTTCACAACCAAATTTATGTACATACCCACAATCGTGTTGTACATTAGCAGCTATACTAGAAGATACTACAGTTAGAGGTACACCATGTGCGCCATTTTTATTTTCAGAAGTACAATGTGATCCAGCTGCAACAGGCGTGCAGGGCTTATGGTTTCTTAACGGTACTATAATTACTGGAAGTGGATTTAATGTTGGGGCGGTAGGTAATTCTCCTACACTACTTTGGTTAATGGATAATTCACAAACTAGTTTACTTACTACAAGTGGAACTTACACTGTACAAATAACTTCAATATATGCAAATGGTACTACATGTAGTGTAAACGCACAATATATTTACACTCAAGTAATTTGTGGGTGTACAGATCCTACAGCACTTAACTATAATCCACTAGCAACAATAGATGATGGTACTTGTGTTTATCCTAGTTGGAATTGTATTAGCGGTATTTGTATGGATCCAGGTGATGGAAGTGGGGTATATAATTCTAGTAATGGAGGTGTAGCAGGGTGTCAAGCTAACTGTATACCTATAACTCCAGGATGTACGGATCCTTGTGCTACTAATTATAATCCAGCAGCTACTATAGATGATGGATCATGTACATATAGTGCTTGTTTAGATCCAGCAGCTTCTAATCAATATTGGAGTTGTGCTTGTAATTCAGCAAAACCTTTAGCGACTATACCAGACCCAGGATGTTGTACATACCCTTGTGCTATACCTCCTAATGTTGTAGAAAACATTACTGTTTCTTCAGGTACTTGTGTTATACCTATCACTGATGGAGATGTAGATATAACAGCTACTTTAAGTAATGGAGCATCTACATATACAATTGCGTATTATGATTTTACATATACAACATTACTTTGTACTGATCCTAATACTTATATTAGTGGAGCTACTTCAAATTTATATTCTGTAGCATGTGGTGTTGGATTAGCGGCTGGAAACTATCTTGTAGAAATTACAGACACTCTTGGATGTGTATCTACACAGATTTTTACCATAGGAACACTTAGTCAAACACAAGGCTGTACAGATCCAACGGCACAAAATTATAATCCTTTAGCTACTTGTGATGACGGTTCTTGTGTTTATTGTGGATGTAGAGATCCTTTAGCAAATAATTATAATCCAAATGCGGTCTGTGATGATGGAACTTGTGATTATACAATACCACAAAACCCTTGTGTACCTCCAAATATTGATAGACGTATTCAAGAAATTGTAGCGTGCTTATCTGAAAAAGGAACTACATGGTTAAATAAATATAGAATAGGAACAGCTGACGATTGTACTATAATGAACAAATGGAAATTAATTCTTATTTTATATCTTTTAAAAAATAAAGGGTTAACTTGTTTATACAATTGTGCAGATACAGACAGCCCTTCAGTAACATCTTTACAAACTTGTGCTAATACAGCAGCTGTAGGAGGGCCAAATACAGGTTTAAATGATCAAGGATTTGCAGGCTCAAGTTATGCTGCAGCAACAGGAACAACAATAGTAACTCCAGCTTCATATTTTGTACCAGGAAATACTTTACAATTTGGAGACGTAATAACAATGCCTGGAGGATTAGTTTATACGGTAGTAATACCAGGAGGATGTACAAATGGATGTTACGATCCACAAACTAATTTAGGAATGACTTCTGGACACTGGACACAATGTGTACCAGGTAATAATATAACAATAACAAATAGTACTAATTATTTAGATAATTTTATTAACTTTGCAAATAAGTATTGTAGAGACTGTAAAATTGACTTATTAGGCAATCCAACTTAAATAAAACATGGCAATATACAATTTAGTAACTTTAGCAAAAACGAGCGTAGATAATTATGATTTTATCCAAGCAGATAATAGTGTAAGCGCAAAAACTCAAAAATTAACTTTAGCATCTTTATTTCCTTCCCTAGCAACTACAGGTTCTGGAGGTCAAGATCTATTTATAAGTGTTACAAATAAAAATCAATTAAATTTTAAAGGACTTAAAGCTGCAGATGCAACTAAGCTAAGTGTCACAACAAATACTAATAATTTATTGTTAACTTTAGTAGAAGCAGGTATAGATTTAAACAATTGTAATAATCTTACAGCAGGCTTTTTAAAAGCATTAGATTTTAATTCTACAACAGTAGGAGTAAATTTACCAGTAAATGGAGGTACAGGATTAAGTACAATAAATAAAGGCGCTATGCTATATGCAAGTGCTGATGATGTAATATCATCTACAACTGTACCAACTAATGGTCAAGTGTTAATAGGTAATGCAACTAATGGATACCCGGCTTGGGCAGGATTAACAGCTGGAACTAATATGACAATTACTAATACAGCAGGAGCTATATCTTTAGCAGCTGGATTAGCAACTTTAACAAGTGACTTAGATGTTGCTAGTTATGATGTTAATTTAAATTATGCAGGTGGAGCAAGTTGGATTAGTGGTAATGGAAGCAAAGAAGGATTAACAGTAAATGCAGACGGTAAAGTATTTGTAGGAGAAGATACTCCTACAGCAGTTTTTGCAGAAGCTTTAAATATAAAAGGAAATGTTAGATTTACTAATAACGCTGCTCCAACAATTAAACCTACAGCTACAACAGGAACAGATGTAGGTATGTCTGTAACATTAGAAAGTGGTAGTAGTGCATCTGGTGCAGCAGGTAATTTAAATTTAACTGCAGGAACAGCTTCAGGTAATGCGGCTGGTGGAGTTGTAAATATTACTGCTGGTAGAGATACTGCAGGAACAACAGACGGATATGTATGTTTAAAAACTTACACAGGAGGAACAGCTACTGCAGGATTAACAGTTGCCTCAGAAGGTCAAAATGTAACAGTAAATACAGGTAATTTAGTTATTACTGGGGTAGATAAAGGTATTATACATACAGGTAGCGGAGTAGTTACACAGTCTACAGATCATACAACAGCAGTTACAATTAATGCAACGTCTGGTAAAATAACACTAGCAGGTGCATCTTTAGCTGCTTCAACAAATGCAGAATTTACTGTAACAAATTCAACAGTTCAATCGGACTCTACAATTTTAATTACAGTTCAAGACGAAAATACAACCAATAATGTACAATTATCTGCAGCGATACATACTGTAGCTGATGGAAGTTTTAAAATAAGTATTGTGAATCCACACTCTGCGGGAGCTTCTTCCGCAACAGCAAGTAAGATTCACTTTTTAGTAATAAACAATAGTTAATAAAAACCAAAAACAATAGACAAATGACAAAAATTAATGCATCAAAAGGAGAGTTCGTAAATTTAATTAACGGATTATTTAAAGTACAAACTTTAGAAGGTAAAACATTAGGATTATCAGTAAGTAGAAATATTGCTGTAATTCAAGAAGCTTTAAAAGAATTAGAACTAATGGGAACGCCTAGTCCAGAATTTATGGAACTAGCTACAAAAGTTAACGAGTTGTCTCAACTAAAAGATCCTTCACCGGAAGTTAAAGAACAACTTGATATACTTGAAAAAGAAAATAAAGTACTAATAGATACCAGAAAAGCTCAATTAGAAACAGTTCAAAATTCAATGAGTGAAACTGTAGAATTAGAATTAATTATGATTTCTGAAGATGATTTACCTGAGTCAATTACAGCTCAGCAAATTACAGGAATCCTTAAAATTATAAAATAAAATGGAAGCAAGAACAAATCAAGAACAATTATTAAAAGGAATATCTAGTGAAGTAAAAGTAACAAGAAAGCATCAACTAGGACAATATGGATCTGCATCTACAGATACGAATGCAGCAGCTCTAACTCCTCCAGCAGGAATGGTTATTGTTGCTGTACAGTTTCATGGTAATACAAGACTTGCTGCATTAATAGCAGAGAACACAGCAGGAAGTGCTAGTTTTGGAACTACTACAACAGGTTCAGGTTCTGGAGGTGTAGTTATGGATACATCTAATAAATTTGCTTCTGGAACAATGATTTATGGAAGATGGACTTCCTTAACTGTACACACAACTGTAGGAGCAGGACACGCAGTAATAGCATATTTTGGATACTAATGATTGGAATAAGTACTGCATCAATAGCTGATTCATCTCGTACCATGAAACATGTAAGGTCTTTTAAGTCTGCACAGTTTAATGGAACATCAGATGGTTTACTGCTAACAGATTCAAATGATTTAAGCCCTACACGAGGTGGAGGTGTAGATATACCTTTTTCTATTTCAACTTGGATTAATGTTCAGCAGACGGGTAATTATAAAGCAGGAATTTTTTCTAAAGGAAGTTCTTTAAACAGTAAAGAATATAAACTTTTTGTACATAACGGCTCACTAATGTTTGATATTGTAGACACCAATGATAGTGTTTATAGAAGAGTAACTGCTAAAGATGATGTTTTAAGTAGTCCTAACAATACTTGGTATCATGTAGTAGCTACATATGATGGGTCAGAATTAGCTACAGGTCTAACTCTATATGTAAATGGATTAGATGTATTTTTGGATACTGGATCAGGTGGTTCATATGTTGGAATAGACAATACTGATGCTAGAGTATCTATAGGTTATAGAGTTGATGATAGTAACTATGATTTTAAAGGTTTTATGACAGATATTATGTTTTGGCAGGATTATGAAATAAACTCAGCAGAAGTTCAAGCGTTATATAATAACGGTGAATTTTCTGTAGATCCTACAATAGATCAAGGAGTGTATGATGGAGCTAATTATTTAAAAGTTTGGTTTAAATGTGATGATATTGTAGAGCCTGAAGGAGGAGGTGCTAATTATATTAATGATGCTAGCGGTAATAATAACCATGGTTTTTTAGTTGGAGATTTAGTGTTAGATACATCTATACCTACTAGCAATAATATAGACAATGAATATGAATAAAATGAGATATATATTATTAATATTATTAATTTTTACTACATCCGTAGCTGATGCTCAAATAAAAAAATATTTGAAATTTGCTACATTTTATGGTGCAATAACTGGGAATACTTCTGTATCAGATATAGATGTTTATAATATTAGTAATGGATTATCTACAACTACTATAAGAACTCCTTATGATTATAACGTAGCTTTAGGTGTAAGAAAAATAGCTAGGTTTGGATATGAAAATAAAGCGCAAACATTTTATGATGGTACAGAGTCTAATTATAGTGATGCTGCAACTATTGGAAAATTAAAAGGTTTAGAATTTTTATTTGAAGTAGATTATAGTAGACAAGAAGGAGAAAATTATTTAAATCAAAATCATTTTATAAGATATGTGGCTAATTCCTACATAATTAAAGGAGAATATTTAGAAGATGGTTTTGCTGATATAAAGTTTTTTGAAACTTCAGAAAGATATAGATATAAAGTAAATAATAAGTTGTCTTTTAATGTAGGGGCAGCACAAAGATTATCAGAACCTTATGGGTATGATCCTTTACAACAATGGGTATTATCTAACGGTGACATACATTACACATACTTAGCAATACAAGAAGGATATAATATAGATGTTGCTAATAGTGAGTACACAGATCCAGATGGTAATGTAGTAGCTAACAATGCAGAAGTATGGAAAGCAGTAATTGTTCCAACAATTTTAAGAGAGTACACAGAAAAAGAAAGATCTAATTTAGATATGATTCTTCAACATTCTTTAGTTTTAGGATTTGATTTTTATCACTATAAAAAAGATTTTTGGTTACACACTTGGGGTAACTTAATGCCTTACCATTATGATGATGGTAACGATTACTCTTATCATAAATACGAAGGTAAACAATGGTTAGATTACTCAGGAGGATTAATATTTGGATATAAACACAATAAACATTTAGGAACGTTTGTAGAAGGTAAATACAATAAATACTGGAACAGAGAGTGGTACGATTTTAAATTAGGAGTAAATTATATAATTTTTTAAAACAAGAAATAAAGATGTCAAAGGAATTAAACGAAAACACAACTTTTAACTTAAGTGTAAAAACATTAGGAGGGATAGCGGCTTTAATTTTCACATTAGTAAGTATGTGGTTTGTATTACAGGCAGATATTGCAAGGGCAAAAGAACTTCCGGTTGCTCCAGATCCAGAAGTTACTAGAATGGAGTTTAATATGAAAGATGCCAATATAAGATTGTCTATTGAGAATACAGAAAAGATGGTTCAAAAAATGGAAGAAAGAATGATAAGGTTAGAAGATAAAATTGATGCTTTGAGATAATGGAAAAACCTGACAGTTCTTGGAAGATATTTAGTATGTACATGTTAATAATAATTGTAATGTTATTTGCTAACGCTTCTTATGGTCAGATAGTAGTTACACACTTTAATGCTGATTGGAATGATCCAAACAAAGTGAGTTACATAGGTAAACTAACAGATTGTGATATAGTTTATGTTGATATAGCTAAAGCACCTAAGATACAAAAGAAACACAATATAGTAATTGTACCTACAGTTGTTATATTTAAAGATGGAGAAGAAGTAATAAGGTTTCAAGCTGATATATCATTCAGTATGAAAGCAACAAGAAAAGAGATGCAAGCAGCAATTGATGAATTAATAATGAGTGACTTTTAAAAAATAAAATTATGAAAGAAAAAATATGTAAATTAGTATGTAAGATTACTTTTGGTATGATATGTTTAGGATTATGTAAAAATAAGAAAAAATGTACTTGTGCGTAATTTAGTATTACTTTTACTATTACCAGTACTTGCAACAGCTCAAGATTCTTGGGTTAGGTTTGAAGTACAATTTGATTTTTATGCGCCACAAGAGTCTAATTTCTTTATGGTGTCTGATGCTTATGGAGATACGTCTATATTTTTTCAGCCTACAAATCAATATGAATACTTAGATACTATTCTAAGTGTTAATAGTGGAAGTTATACTATAAGTTTAAGAGATAGTTTTGGAGACGGGTGGATGTCATCTCAACCAGCTTCTTTTAAGATGCGTAATACTTGTCAAGGAGATATAATAGATTGGAGTCCTGTAATAGGATCATTCTTTCAAAGAGATACTACAGTAACAATATACCCGTGTCCACCACCACCTCCACCGTTATGTATACCTTCGTTGTTACACATTAACTTAGATCAATTTCCTTTAGAAACTTCTTGGGAAATAAAAGACTCAGCAGGTAATATAATTGAATCAGGTGGTCCTTATAGTTATATGGTTAACTATCAATCCTTTAGTGTACCAATGTGTTTGCCTGTTGGTCCTATGGAGTTTACTATGATGGATTCTTATGGGGATGGA